ATGCCAAGCGCATCAACGAACGGTAAAAATTACCACCTAGAAAGACTTCGTAAAGCAAATAACGCATACTACCGTTGGTATAACGATGGAGACTCAAGCTCGATTCTTACTAAAGGTGCCAGAAAACTCGGATTCTATGCCGCGGATCACGTGTCAATCGAGGCGGTCATCGACGCTAAAATACTTGCCGCGTGGCACGAACAGTTTGGAGAGGAGGATACCAATGCCGACATATAATCTTTTACGGAGTTATTTGGTTGTGGAGTCGCACGAAGTGCAAGCCAAAACATATGATGAGGCTATCCAGATGATTGAGAACAATCCTTATGAAACTATGCATAAAAGTTATGACGGGGATTATGATAGGAATGAAGACGGTTCGATCCTTTATACTCTAGAAGGTTACGAGGAGGACGAAGAGTGATCAAAAAGTATGAAGACCTAATAATAGCCGTTCTGATAATCACAATGGTATTAGGTTGGATAATCGGAGTTGTAGCAGAAGTTTGGTAATTAGAAGGCGGTACAAAGGTATCGCATTTTATATATATACAGGAAAAATAAAAAAAATAAAAAATGCGTTTAGGGGGTGTTACCGGTGTTACCGTGTTACTTTTGTATCTATCTATATATAAATAAACAATTTTCTGGTAACTTTTTTGGGTAACACCTTTATTTTATTGGTGTTACTTTTGGCATTCTTATATATATTCTTATATATTCTCACACTAGATTTAATGTTTTTTGCTTGTTATGTCTCGATTTATAGCAAAATAAAGAGGATAAAATGGTTACTTCACCATCAATTCCAAAGGGTCTGGTGTTACGCCCAAAGAAAAAACCCACCGGAAAACGTTATACAAAGCAAAATCCGGATGAGGCTAGAGGTCGAAAGCGTTTAAACGAAAACTCACCTCTAACACGAAAACAAGAGAAGTTTGTAAAAGAACTGGTTTCTAACGATGGAACCATCACTATGACAGAAGCGGCAGAACGAGCGGGATATACTTCCAAGTCTGCTCCTGTCCGAGCTTCCCAGATGACAAACCCGCATATTAGCCCACACGTTTGTGCGGCAATTAAGAAATATCGAGATGAACTTGATTCAAAATTTGGTGTCACCTATCAAAGGCATGTTCGAGATCTGCAAAGAATTAGAGACATGGCAATTGAAAACGGTGCGTACAGTGCCGCCGTTCAAGCTGAATATAGAAGAGGACAGGCGCAAGGTGATATTTATGTAAGCAAGTCTGAAGTCCGTCATGGAAGTATCGATAGCATGAGCAAAGAGGAAGTCCAAAAAGCTTTGGACGAATTAAAAAGAACGTATGGAGCAATTGACATTACCCCAGACGAAGAAGGAAGCGGCACTATACCAACAATTGAAGGCAGCTTCGAAGAGGTCAAAGCGTAGGTTAATTCTTACGCGAATAGAAAACTGGGCAAGCCAAGGTATTCCAGATCTTTTGATTTGTGATGAAAAAGGTAAGTTTCATTTCGTCGAGTTAAAGTTTTGCAAAGCCAATTCGGTCAAGCTTAGTCCGCACCAAGTTGCTTGGCACGTTAGACATAAACATTCTAGCTGTTGGACGTTGGTTAAAAAACAAAGCAAGGCGGATAGTGATCCGTTTCTTTTTTTGTATCATGCAGAACAGGTGGTTGATTTAAAAACAAACGGTTTAAAAACCAAACCAGTTTTGCAGCAAGAAAAGAAATTTGTTTGGGATGACGTTTTCAACTTGATTTCTCCTATTTAATCCCATAAACTCTTACATATCTAATTTTATGAGGAGAGGTTTATGTATGATTTTGATCTAGACCCCAAGAGGGTAAAAGACACCTTGTTTTGTAGCATGAGTGCACATTTTCTTACTAATGAATTGCCAGTGGAGGCGATTGACTGGGAAAATGAGAAAATAGAAGAATGGATTGATGAGAATAGATGGGAGCCTTTTGAGTATTGGGACACCCACGATATTGTAGAATTAATTGAATCAGCCGCGTTCCATGGTTATGAGTTTATGAAAAATAATTTTGAAGAAATGGTAAAATAGGAGGAAAATCAATGAACCATTTTGAACTTGAACGTCACTTAATGAGTGATTTAAGCTTTATGCAAGATAAACTAGAATTATTGCAAAGTGCGATTAACAGTCCAGATATGGACGGCTTTTTTGATAAGGCCGGAGACGGCGTAAATCACCGTCGGAAAATTGTAGAAAATTCAAAAACTGCAATAAGCTATCTAAAAATAATTCAAGATATCTGGCTTATGGCGTCAAATTCGGAACGTGAAAAACTTTTAGAACGTTTTAATAATTTGTCGGAGGTTGCTAATGTTCCTACTTAATTGGATCGGCCGACTGTTATACGGCAAAGATTATGATCGCTTGTATAAGGAAGCAAATAAACCAAAGAGACGCCGTAAACGATAACTGAAAAAGCCCCGCTTGACGCGGGGTTTTTTATTTCGTACTATATGGGAGTAATCTTATATATGAGGGTATAAAATGATTAGAACTGTTGAAACATCGCGGGCAAAAAAAACCGCCGGAATAGCTGTTACATATAGAGCGGGAGAAAATGACATGTTTGGAACGTGTCCCGCCAATTGTAATTTAAACGATAGCGGCAAGGGTGCGGGGAAAGTTGATAAAGAATATTTAAACGCTTTATTAAACGCTAAACCAAAAAAAGGTTTTTCTTTTACCTATTCGCATTTTCACTGGTCTCACTGGGTTCGAGCAATGAGAAAATTCAATAAGACTGTTATTAATTATAGCGCGGATAGCATTAACGAAGCTTTAAAAAGTTTCGCCGCTAATATTCCGACTGTTATGGTTTTCCATAATGATCAATGGCATGGCAAAAAATCAATTCGATTAAAACCTTATGGTTATAAACAAGAAAAAAACAATTCTATTCCGGTTTTACGATGCCCCGCGGAATATCGTGATATTTCTTGCATTAATTGCGGGAACGGCGTCCCGTTATGTGCTCGGGCAAATAGAAAATTTATTATTGGTTTTACCGCGCATGGCGCGAACAAAAGAAAAGCTTCTAATCGCGACGAACAAGGCGGGTGCTATGGGGCGCAGGGGAATTGCCGCATATGGTGGATGGATACCGCCAAAAGCGATCAACCAGATGAAACAGACGGGCAAAAGCTTTTGCGTTTTGTAAAATCTATTCCGGTTCGATCAATTATTCGTCATCATGTGGCGGGGGATATAGGGGAAAGTGTATGATTCAACTTATTATGACTTACGTTTGCGAAAGATGCGGGGAAAAATGGCAAATGCAAAATGATTGCGCTTGTGATGATCGTTGCCCGTCTTGTGATTTAGCAAATGAACCGCTGAGGGTGGAATATGACTAAAGAGCGGGCAAGAGAAATTTTAAAAAAATCTGGCGTTTTTGGTAATTTTAAAATGGATAAAAATGAGGAAGCTTATGTGCGTCAAATTTGGCTTGATCATCCCAATGGTAACATGTCTATTTATTCAACTCTTTTGATGATTGCATACGGCTATAAGCGGGCGTTGATTCATATAGATGATGATTTAAACTGGCGGTAAAACTTTTAAAAATTTCTACTTGCATAATATGCGAGAATAAACGATAATAAGCGAGCGGGCAATCCCGCCCGCTTTTTTTATGAGGTAAAAACATGAATATTGAGAATTCCAAAGGAACATTACAAAACCTACTTTTAAAGGTTCAGGAGCAAAGTAACAGAAGCGCGGATTTTCTTGCTTCTACTTCTAATCTGCAAAAAATAACAAACGACGAAGGCAAGCCCCAGATAGTCATTGAAGCGGCGGGCGAACCGACTAGGATTTTAGACAATAATGAACAAGCCTTCGGACAAATTGCCCAAAATGTTGAAATTGACACTAGAACCGCAAGACGCTTGCAAGAAAAAATTCCGCATGAATATGATGGGGTTGTGAATGCATTGTTTCAAAAGGAACCTACTAATCGTATGGTTCGAACCTTTTTGGATACTGATGAAACATCCGGAACCGTCCGCGCTTTTGTGTCTGATAAATTTAAAACTTTTGATAATAAAAATTTATTAGAAGCAAGCTTGCCGCAATTGATGGAAAGTGACGCCCAATGGCAAGTCGTAAACGGTACGATAACAGATAAGCGGCTTTATATACGTCTGAAAAGTGAAATTCAGACGGGCGAAGCGGCCGTTGGGGATTTTATGGCTAACGGTATTGGATTAAGTAATTCTGAAGTAGGCGCGGGAAGTGTTCAGGTTTATCAATTATTCTGGACGCTTGCTTGCCTCAATGGGATGCAGACGGAAAACCGCAATCGATCCAGTCACATTACTAGTGCAAGAGACAGCGCGGATTATGGTTTACTGTCAGACGAAGCTAAAAACGCGGATAATCGTGCACTAGAATTAAAGCTTCGTGATTTGACACGCGCATATGCTAGCCGTGAATTATTCGACGAAGTATTGGAAAAAATGAACCGCGCCCATAATGATGTTATAGAGGGCGAATTTAACGAAATACCGGAACGCGTAGGAACCGTTTTAAAATTAACTAAAAAAGAAAACACGGACGTTTTAAACGGCCTTATTGCTACAATCGGCCAGTCAGGATACGAAAACGGTAAACCAATAACTCGCGCTACTATGGTAAATGCATTGACGGCCGTTGCTAACAATTGCGACGCGGACGAAGTAGACACTTGGCAACAGCGGGGTGGCAAGCTTTTAAATCTAAATGATCGTGACTGGAACCGGATTGCGGCATAAAAATTTAAAACTTTACTTATAAGATAAATCCTATATTAATGAGGGCGGGCAATCCCGCCCTTTTTTT